GTAATGTCGCTTGACCCTGGTGAATATGCCTGATTCTTTACTGCGTTAACCAAAGGCTCAGGTAAGCCCATTTTATTCGTTAATTTCATAATTTCCTCCCCCTTTTAAATTTGGGGCTATCTATGCAGACGGGGATAGCCACTCCGTGTTCTTTATTACTACTGCACTGTCTGAACAAACTTATCTACCGCAACCGCAAATCATCTTGCCATTGAATCCAGACTGACAGCCATAAGGCATAGTTGGAGGGCAAGCAGCCGTAGCTACAAATGACATAGTTGCTAATACTACAAATAGTGCTTTTTTCATCATATTCTCCTTAGAATGGAATGTCTGCATCTTCATCTTCTGCTACAACAGGTGCTTGAGTTTCTTCAGGAATTCCACCTTCCTCAAGCTCTTTTGACATAAGAATTTTCTTACGCAAAAATTCAGGCAACGCTTCAAATACCGTTTTATCGAACGAACCAATATCAAATTTAACCGCAGGGTTATGTAGTTCCGCACAAGCCATTCCTTTCGGCAATGCCATAATTGAATTGATATTAGCGTATGTCTTGTCACCTTTAGCTGTGTGAACAATGCCTAATAAGCATGGCGCACCCAATACATTCTCAAGACTAAAGTTAGACAATTCGTCGTCTGTAAACTTACGACCACGCCATGCCTCTAAATCTTTACGAAGGTTAGCCTTAGGCCCAATTGATGCTGTGTATTCACGAGAGATAACAAAAGGACGACCATCAGACATTAGTTCTGACAACTCCCAGGTGATACGAACTTTAGGTGCAACTTTAGCCTCACCCTTATATTCGAATGTTTGATGACCTAAGTCAATAATTTGATAGCAACGTGCAGCATATGTTCCTGCTGGCACTTGTTCAAATTCTTTGTTACCGCCACTTCCTGCATTTACTGTAAGACTCATTTTCCTAACTCCATTTCTACTTTGTTGATTAAATCTTTGGTTCGTTTAATATCGTTTTCGACACTCATTCTTTGATGTTCAAGATATTCCAAGTCATGCTTGAGATGCTTTAATTCATCTTCAAGAAACTCTTGTTCTCGTTGAACGGTCTGATAGAATTCTTCCATTGAACTTCCCCCTTTCTGCAAATATTACTTGTATTACTTAATCGTGTCAACTTTATCTTTTAAGTCTTTTACAACTTCCAATAAAGTATCTACTTGTTTCCTTACATCTTTCTTACCGCATAAATCGTTGTAAATATCATTGACTATGTGTTTAAGCATTATGATATTTGGTGAGTAATCGTTGTTCATTCTTCCATTCCTTTGGACATAACTTTTTATATTTAGTTGGCATCTTGTGGTAATCCTCAGAACAAGCCCATACTTCCTTCTCTGAAGTTTCAACCACAATGATTGCCATAATGTAAACGCAAAGCAAAAATAAAAATGCTTTAATAATTGTGTTCATTGTTTGACTAATCCCATAAATAATCCCACCTGGCTAAATGAATAGCCAAGCCACATTATAGCTGAACCCTTATTGCCTAGAAGCCACTGTTGCACTCCTACAACAAAGTATCCCACGCCAACAATAGCCACAATGTAATGAGATATAGTCATCTGCAAGGACACTTTCTACCCTGGTCACAGTCTCCTGTGCATGGTGGGCAATTCTTTTTCGCAGAACTATCTAATGCTAAACGTAGGGATTCATTTTCATCAATTAGCTTTTGTATGTAAGCAATGATGTCATCTCTACCGTTATCACATAAAAAGTCAAAGCTGTCTGGTCTCATTTGTTTCCTCCTCCTTGTGTTCCTTTACAGGATGTTGCATCGCCCACTCGATTGCTTCCCTAATCTTTTTCCAATCTTCTTCTGTGAATTCAAAATCGCTATTCATGTTTTTCCTTAATTCTTTCAATTAGTGCTAAATACCCGACGGCATCTACAAGGGAATCCCTGTGGTCAGGTTGATTCATTAGTCTTGCTAGTTTTAACAAGACCATCATTGTAGCCACATCTTGAGCGTTTAAATTAATCTTTAGGTAAATACCCCAATACTTAGCAATATTATCTAAGTTTACAGAAGGATGCCCATAGGTTTTTTCCCTATCACCATAGATGATTGACTTTGCTTCTTCTAAGATATTCATTTAATCCCATGCCTTTCTAAACTATGCTTATTTTTGTAATTGAGCATTTAGGTATAGATGTTATTTGACCAACTTGCTCATGCAGATTGTTCCCACCAACACTAGTTGCAAGCAAAATACAATCTTTTTTATCTGCAACAACTATTCCGACAGAAGTTATTGGCAGTAATCCGTAGTTTTTTATTTGCTCTTGGTCATGCCATCCAGCCCATGCCATAGTATCAACCCATACGATTCTTACAATATCGTCAATTTGTACTTTTGATTTAGCCATTATTTAATCCCATGCCTTTCTATTGACCAATAACAAACTTGCCACAAGCAAACATATAAATTGTGAATAACATTCCTAATAAAAAACAAAATATCCACATTGCAAAGTTATTTCTCATTTAATCCCATGCCTTTCTTCTATTGCTCTAGCAAAATCTAGTTGTAAATCTACATCTTGCGGTTTTCTTGGAATAGCCCAAAAGATTAAGGATATTTCTGTTTCACTCAATGGTTTTTGCTTATCCAATTCTTCTACAAGTCTGCGAATCATGGCAGATGCTATTTGTAATGGTGGGCTATACACCTCATCTAATTCATCAGCTAACTTCAATGCTTCTTGTTTCATTTCAACACCTCTGCTGATTTATCAAAGCATCTAATATAAGCCTCACAATTTGCTAAAGAACCCTGATAAAGCACTTCTCCATTTTCAATAACTTGATATATTTCATTTATTAAATTAACTATTTTCATTTTCTTTGGCTTTCTTTAAAATAACTTTAGCAAACTCAATCATGTCAGCAGACTCAAAATTAAAATCTTTGTAATAAACTTCTTCTATTTCATCATCACTTAATGGCTTTGATGCTGCATAAAGTGGAATATGAAACAATTTACCTTCTGTTTGAGATACTTTGCCATCAGGTGACATCCATGCAACGGGTTTCATTTCATTAGTTCCATTCTTGTTAACATGGCTTCTATGGCAGCCTCCCACCCAGCACGAAATACATCTTCATAAATAGGATGATTCTCACCTTGTCTTGGGTGCCAATCTTGACACCATATTTCAAATGCTTCTTTAACTTTGTCGTCCATTACATTCCCCATACCATTTGTTTATATATTCTTTAAACTGTTCTAGAGAGCATCCTAGTGGTTTTAGTTTTTGGTAATTTAATTTCCAAAAGTAATTAACCCACATCCCTCTATCATCAGTTCCCCCTTCAACAATCAATACCGTAAACCTAGAAGTTGTTGACAGTCTGCTTAATAAAATCTTTTGACCGCCGCCAAAGTTCTCATAAGGTTTCTTCCATTCACAAACCAAAAAGTATCCATTCCTTTCAGCAATCATATCTAAGTTAGATGGCAACCATTTAGGATTGCTTGGTATGACTGCTTGTAAGTCAGAGAAGTCTAAATGCTTTGCATCTGGGTTTCTCATTAAACTCATTTTCTCTCGCTTATGTATCCCAAATATTTATCACAACGTTTGCAGAATACATAATTGATTTTTGCTGATTGAATAACATCAACTTTATGACCAAACAATTTGCACCATAAATTCTTAATAATATTCATCAGCGTTCTCCATCAATAGCTTGACATACCTTCCTGCAAGCCATGCACATTCTGCAGCGTTCCCTGAACTACTAGCAAAGTATTCAGTGCCATCTTTTTTGAAGCCAAGGACTACAACCATATCTAAGTCCTTAGCCCCATCTAAGACATTACTGACTGGGACTTCACCTTTAGTTCCCCCTCCAAAGTCAATGACATCACCCATTTATATTCTCTCCAATTTGGCGCATACCCAACCATGTGACGTATCAACGGAATACCCACCACGTTTATGGCAGTCATCAGATTTACCAATTTGTTTAAAGATAAAGAAACCTATGATAATTATTGCCACCGCAAAGATAACTATCATTACATCATCAAAGTCTAATCGGTTCATTTCAAAACCTCTGCTGATTTAAGTTCGCCTGTTTCACCATCAAAGGTTAGTTTTAGATTGTCACCATCTTGACTGAAAATTAAATGGTGTTGTGTATCTATGAATAAACTCATTCTTTTAACAACATCAGGCTTTGGTTCAGGCTTGATGCGGAATTCATAATCTTCTGACCAAGCTGGTGTTAAGTTTGCGGTAAACCATTCAGACCAAACAATTTCTCTGTGGTTTGATAGCACATATCTAAATTCAATTACTGCACCATCAGCCCATGCCTTGATTAGTTCTGCGTGTTTATGTGGTTTCATTTATCGCCCCAATGCTTCATCCGTGTCGGCATATACATCTACCAACTCAATCTCTTCATCATCTGTATTCCAATCTTGTTCAACTAAATAAGCGTATGCCTCATCTTCATCGCTTGCTACAACTGATTGGCTTTGACGAACTACTCTTGTAAATACATATTCCATTTTTATCTCCATGCTTTCAATAATTCTTTAAACGTCCAACTCTTAGACGGCTCAACAGGAACAGTTAACATCCAAAACTTCTCCTGACCTGGTTTAGATTTATCCACCTTTACTTCCCAATCGGCAGCCATCTTCGTTAATGTTGTCTTGATGGTTACCAAAGAACATCCAACATTCAAAGATAAATGTTTAGATGTCATTGATTCCTCTGCTAACTCTTCTTTAATTCTTTGACGGATAGACTTACTTGCCATTTGCCTGTCTCGCTTTCATCATTGCATCTGCTACTGAATAAGCCGCTTCAGCATAATCAACATTGGAAACTAATTTATTAGCCGTCAATAATCCCTTAGGGCTTGCAATTAAACCTTGCATTGCTTTAGCAGCAAAGTAATCTCTTAAATCCATGCCATCTTCTGTATACCAAATTCCATTTGGTGAATTCTTAGTTGTTGGAAATGCTTTCATTTAATCCCCTCTAATTTTTCCTTTGCATAAAAGTATCCAGCCTGGAATGCTAACCAATCATCCTCATTCTGTTCAGGATATTGTCTTTCAAATTCCTTACGCAAATCTGACGGCTGAGACATTAGTTTGTCCATCCAATCAGTGTATAAATTAACCCAATCATTCATTTAAGTTCCACCTTCAAACACAGTCCCCATGACTGTTAAATAAACTTTACTACAAGTTTTGCTTGCATACAAGTATTTTTTGAAATATAATTTAACCCATGAAAGCAACCAAATATATTGTGATTGATGAAGACGGCCCAATCAGGGTATTTCACTCTATTGAGGAAGCTAATTCTTTTTTACAACCAGGGTGGCGTATTGAAGCCGTTGAGTATCAGGTTAAGACCTTTAGCTTAGATGACTTTGAACCTGCCCCATTTTAGGAGTAATACATGAAAGTTCGTAAGTTTTTGAATAATGATGGTTTAGAAGCGGTTAAATGGTATATCGACACATACCGTTCTGTATTGAACAATGGTGAACTTAACGTTTGTGGCGCATTAGAGTTGACAGACGGATACAATACAATCACATTTGATACTGACCAAGTAAAGGGTTTGATTGTTTTAATCGAGGAAATTCAACGATTTAACCAAGAATACCTTAAAACTTTAGGTTTAATTGATGCTAAGAAGCCTGAATCTAAAAAGCCTGCAGCCAAGAAAACTGCTAAAAAGAAGGCTAAGTAATGAAGACAAGTGACAAATACTACACACCCTTGCTATATGTGATTAAAAAGCATGGTTCTTTGCTTCAATCATGTCAAGCATTGGGTATTAGTCATCAGTTGATTTCATATTGGAATCGTAATAAAGCCATCCCAGACAAGTGGAAAGTGATATTACATACCAAGTATGGAGTTCCTTATAAGGTTTTTTTTGAGCAACTTGAAAAAAAGTCTTGACAGGTTCATGTAAGTAAAATAGGATACAGGTGTCGCAGAGTCGTCCCCTGTGTCCAAAGCCCCTCAGTGGGTGTTTTGAGGCTTTAAGAAAGTGTTTAATGCAAGCACATTTTTTTAAAGGGACGAACTCAGAATACCTACTAAGGGGTTTTTTGTTTCTGCGATGGTCTAAACTGGCGGCTCTAACGACATCGTAGCGGTTTAGATACAAGCACTACTAGAAGGGTAAGAGGATGTAACAGTGCATACATCGGTGGCGAAGTTAGTGCCGATTCCTCGCAAGACTGACGGGTTCTGTCTGGCTCCATAAGTCAAGCAGTTGAAGGCGAAACTAGGTAGGCTAGGTTCGTCTTTCCAAAGTCAAGCGGGTCGTTCCATTAAGTAACCAATAATTATCAAAGACCAGTATTGCGCCTATTCCCCGCACAATTTGCGGTTATATTCACCGCAAGACAGTGGTTTCACCGCATTTGTAAAGTTAGCGTAAGCATACTTAGTGAAAATATATTTCACAACTGAATTTAAAAGTAGTAAATTAAATACATGAAGAACAATTTAAGAAAGTATCAAGTTGATGCCATCAATCAACTTAGACAAGCCATTCTCAAGCGCCATAGGAACATAGTTCTGCAATTGGCGACAGGGGGTGGAAAGACAACTATTGCAGCCGAGATGATTCGTAGCGCCAATGCTAAGGGAAAGAAATGTTTATTCCTTGCAGACCGTGTTGAGTTAGTAGAACAGACTTCTAAACGGTTTGATTATGAAGGCATTGAACACGGCATCATTATGGCTGACCATTGGAGATATAAGCCCCATGAGAAAAATCAAATATGTAGCCCACAAACTTTGGCAAGAAGACCTATTCCGCCTGCTGATTTGGTCATCATTGATGAGTGTCATGTTGCTTACGGCGTTCATCGGAAAATGATGCAAGCACTTCCCAATGCAGTGTTCATTGGATTAAGTGCTACTCCATTTACAAAAGGTTTGGGAAAGATGTATTCGTCTTTAGTGGTAGGTGCAACTACTGCTCAGTTGACAGATGAAGGTTACCTCGTCCCCACCAAAGTCTTCGCTCCATCTAAGCCAGATTTGACCAAGCTGAGAACTATCGGTGGCGACTATGACGAAAAAGAATTGTTCGCCCGTGTTAACAAGCCAAAGCTCATCGCAGATGTCGTAGAGACTTGGATAAAGCTCGGAGAGAACCGTCCAACCATCGGGTTCGCTGTCAATGTCTTGCATAGTCAATACCTATGTGAACAGTTTAAAGACAGAGGCGTTCGTGCCGCCCACATTGACGCATATATGTCTAAGAAAGAACGTGACCAAATAGTCAAAGACTTTAAGAGTGGATACATAAAGGTTCTATTTAACGTTGGCATTTTAGACAAAGGTTTTGATTATCCCGAAGCATCATGCCTTATTATGGCACGACCTACCAAATCTTTAATGGTTTACATTCAACAAGCAGGTCGAGTGTTAAGAACGCATGAATCAAAAACTGATGCCATCATTTTAGACCATGCAGGCAATACAGAAGTTCATGGCTTTGTAACGGATGACTTACCACAGGAATTACACGATGGAACGAAAAAGAAAGTCGAAAGGGAGAAGACTGAAAAAGATAAGATTGTATTGTGTAGTTCGTGTGCCTTTGTCAAGCCCAGGGGAGTTTACGTATGTCCATGTTGCGGATTTGCGCCTCAAAAGAAAGATGCTGGCATTGAGTCAGAAGAGGGCGAACTATTGGAAATTACAAAGAAGAAAAAGGTAACTCAAGAAGACAAGCAAAAGCTATATTCTGAGTTGTTGTATATTGAAATTGATAAGGGGTATAAGAGGGGATTTGCAGCACAGACGTATCGCAATAAATATGGGGTATGGCCTAAGGGTTTAAACGACTTACCTGTCAAGCCATCAGATGAAACAATGAACTATGTAAAGAGTAGGTTAATCGCTTACGGACACAAGAGAAAAGCATAATGAAAAACTTAGACCACGCAATTAGTTACGCAGAAAAAGGATGGGCAGTCCTTCCATTACACACAGTCATCAATGGTAAATGCTCATGCGGTAAAGAGAACTGTCAAAGTGCAGGAAAACATCCACAGACATTAAACGGATTAAAGTCAGCAACGACAGACAAAGATACTATTAACACTTGGTTTAAGCACTGGCCCAAAGCCAATATAGGAATTGCTACGGGTGCAATCTCTGGCATAGGAGTGATTGATATTGACCCTAAGCATGGCGGAGAGGATTCTGTTGACATTCTGACCCTAAAGTATGGCAAGCTACCTGAGACCGTAGAGGCTATTACTCAGTCCAATGGTCGTCATATTGTTTTCCAATACGAAGAAGGATTCAGAACAACTGCAGGTAAGTTAGGACGTGGCATTGATACTCGTGGAGATGGTGGCTACATTGTGGCAAGTCCCAGCGTGGGACTACAAGGCGAATATCATTGGGAAGCCTCAAGTGACCCTGACACTACCCCGATTTGCAAAGCACCTGCTTGGGTATTACAATTATTGAACGATAAGCGTGAATTAGAGTTTGTGGCTGATAAACTTGGCCCAGGTCTAAGGAATGCTTATTTATGCAGTATTGGTGGAACGCTAAGAACAAGAGGCGTTTCATACAAGGGGATAATAGCTTGCCTACACGCAGAGAATTTGGAAAGATGTTCTCCTCCTTTGAGTGACATTGAGGTGTTTCAAATTGCCAAGTCAATGATGAGATACGAGCCGAAAGCATTAACAGAGAAACTTAGGATTACTAAAAATGAGATTCATTGAAATTGAAACACTGATTACTATGTTTAGAAGCACATATAAGAACTCATACCTTCGTGGTGATGAGATTGCAAGAATTTTACAAGTTAGGTATGGAGATGACGAAAGCGACGAACAATCGAAGGTTAATGCCTCTTACCGCACAAGCAGTGGATTGGATTCGAAGTGAGTTCCCAGGCGTAAAAGTTCTCTATGCAAGAGAGGGCGATTACGTTATGGGTAAAGACATAGATAGAAGTAAATTAGTTAAACCGTGTATTCAAGAAGGAATACCACCAAAGAAAGGTAAGAAAAAATGAGTGAGTTAAAGAACCTAAAAAACTTCCCTATGGAAATAGCAACTATGCACGATATGGTAGCTTGCGACGTTCTAGGGTCATTAGTTCAATCTAATGTTGCAGCAAACCTACCCGAAGGCGTGAACCCAATAGAAGCTATGGTCAAAATGTCTATGACTTTTGCTAATGAGTTCTTGCGACAAAGGGAAGAGTTGCACAATCCTCCTTCAAAGCTAGACTTACCGCCTGAACCTAAAATCGTTATTTAAGGGGCGTTATGTTTAAGATTTTGATTGCAACGCCGACTTATGACGGCAAGCTAGAATCCGAGTATGTTAAGTCACTCATGGGTAGTGTTGAGTTGATGAAGAAATACAACATTATTCCTGAGGTTCAGTTCTTTCCTTATTGCTCACTGATTTCTCATGTGCGTAATGCTATTTTCAAAGAGGCTTACGAAGGTGGCTTTGATGACTTACTATTCATTGATGCTGACCAATCATGGAAACCTGATGATGTAATGCGTATTCTTAACCACGACGTAGATGTTTGCGGTGGTATGTATCCCAAGAAAAGAGATGACATTCAATTCAATACATCAGCACTTCCCGAAGGTGTTAGGTTTGAACCTAATGGCTTGATTGAAGTATTGGCAACAGGCACAGGCTTTTTAAGATTCTCTAAGCGTGCTATCAGTATGCTATGGAATCAGGCTATGCCTTACATTGATGGTGACCAAGAATACAGAGCAGTATGCAACATCACGATTGAGCGTGGTTACTTGATGGGTGAAGACTATGACGTATGTTTCACTTGGAGAGAAATGGGCGAGAAAGTTTACTGTGACCCTGAAATCAATCTAGGACACATTGGCTCTAAACACTACAAGGCAATCTTTAAAGAGCATTTAATGGCAGTTAGACCAAGCGAGGTGGGAAATGATAACGCAAAAGCAAGTTGAATCAGCACTAGACTTCCTTAGAGATTCAGCAGTAGAAGCCGCCCAATTTAAAGCAAATAGGGTGTATATGGAGGAGTATCGTAAATCCCTCAAAGCGCAGATTATGGCTGAACATACCAATTTGCCAGGCAACGCTCAAGAAAGAGAGGCTTACAAAGATGTGCGTTATATCGAACACTTAGAGGCACTCAAAGAATCAGTATTTGAAGATGAAAAACTACGATTCTTAATGGAGGCAGCCAAGGCTAAGATTAGCGCATGGCAGACCATGGTGAAAGCTGAAATCAATGTCTAGTTATCTCAAAACGGAAGCCTATCGCAACCCTAAGTTATTAAAAATGGCTAAAGATTCCCCCTGCGCTTTGTGTGGTTCATACGGAACAACCGTGTCAGCACATTCTAACCTATTAGAACATGGCAAGGGAATGGGGCGTAAAGCTGACGACGCATACATAGCATTTTTATGCCATAAATGTCATTCAAACATTGACCAAGGCAAAGAATCGTATGAAGACAAAAAGGACAAATGGTATCTAGCTATGTCTAAGACTTATCATTACTTACTTAGTCATGGCTATCTGATTATTAACCCTATGGGGAACGGTGAAGGCAAGGAGTTATTTTAATGTTTAGAAAACCTGACGGGGCTGGTAAAGGTGATGCACCTCGCCCAATAAAAGACAAAGAACAATTTGAGAAGAATTGGGACGCTATTTTCAA